AAACAGAAATTAGAAGAAGCAGCAAAAGAATATGCAGAATCAGTAATTGATTTATTCGGGACAAACGGAGTTCCGAATGGCGTTTCCGATATTAAGGGAATAATTGCTCTTGGTTTTGAAAATGGCACATCATGGCTTTCAAATCAGATTAAATCTATCATCCTGGATGATACGTTGACAGACGGGGAAGTCATAGATAACATTAGTGAGCTATTGAACCAACAAGGATGTATTGGAGCGGATTAAAGAGAAAGGAGATTGATTATGAAAGATAAATCGAAATTAAAACATATAAGTATCCAATCTAAGGTGTCTCCTGAAGCGGCTGCATGTTTGGATGATATTGTCAAAAAGTATAAGTTTAAAAGTAGATATGAGGTGATGCAATATCTACTCACTGCGTTTTTGTCATACGTCAATCCTGATTACGGTGTGTCGGAAGATATAGATATATCATACGTGAACGAATTGTCAAAAGTATTTGAAGATTTCGAAAACAAAAAGACCAGAGTTATATCAACGAAGCCAAGAGGCAGGAAGTCATTAAGGATGGTAGGCTCGATATATATATTTAGCGAAATCGGTAAAAAAGGATATGTGGCAAGGAATATTAAGATAAACGGGGATGATATACATACCAACTCAAGGAATAGTGCATCATTGGAAACAGTGGTAAGATTCCTTTTCCCATCTATAGCATCCCGATTAGACGGTATTGGTCGTACTATAGGAGAATGTAGATATGAGGATATCATATCAGACTTGATAGAGCAATGCGGGATAACAGGTGAAGACAAATTACATAATGAAATTAGCAATGAGCTGAATCACATATCGCCAAGGATTGAATATGGTGTGATTCCTAAAAAAACAAGAAGTAAAAGTGTTGATGATGAGCAAGGATTATAATTATAATAAGATGATCCAGTCAAGAGATTGGCTCATCTTGAGGAAGAAGAAGATTGGGAATAACCCATTTTGCGAAGAGTGTTTTTCAAAGGGGATTATAACTCCTGTGTCTGAGGTTCATCATGTTGTTCCTGTCGAGAGCGGAAGCAATGTGGAGGACATGAGACGATTGATGTTTGACTATAATAATTTAAAATCGCTGTGTCATGAGTGTCATACAAACATTCATGACATGATGCATTCTCATTCGAAAGAATATATTAAAGAACGCTCAAGGAAGAACGCAGAACGATTTGCAAAAAAATATTTTGAATGACCGAGGGGGGGGAGTTTTTTTAAAAGCCCCTACTTTTCTCAAATCCTCTACTCCTACCTAGAGAGATTTTTAGGGTTCTGCGTTTTTTTCTGTGGGGGTAAAATAGGGATTGCAAAAATACGGGTCGGAATCAGCAAAAGTAGGTAGTCTTAAAATATTTAACTATATGGCTAAAAAAAAAGCGAATAACGAAATCGATAGTTTAAAAAGGTATATAAGGGGCATTCTCCAGGAGCGGGATAAATACTCAAAAGAAATGAGCTATCAGATAGAACTACTTGCTTCTGATCTTTTGGTTTTTCGTAGGATTCGCGATGAGGCTCTTAAGGAAGAAACTACTTTAACTGTTATTGAAAAAAGTAGGGAAAATTGTGACAGGGTGAAGGAAAACCCGGTGTTCATTTTGATGGCGAGATATGCCGATAGAGTTAGGAAGGACCTAAGATCGTTGATGATGAATCAAGAGATTCAACCGGGTGGTGAAGCCGGCAAGATAAAGGAAGATGATCCGTTGTCAAGACTAATGGAGCATCTTAATAAGGAAGATGATTAATGATGAATGAGAACGTAACTGCGAAGGATCTTAAGCAAGGGTTCGTTGATAAGCTGCTCAGTATAGACATTGAGAGCTATCAACTTGATTCTATAGATCCGAGGTTGCAGACTTATGTTTCCCAAGTGTGTAATTCCCCTGAAAATCATAATTTATATGAGATATTAGCCTTATTGAAGTTCTTTCGATTGATGGATAATTACGTTTTCCGTCCTTCTAAAGTCAAGCGGTTCGTGAAATTGTATGAGTCGCTGAAATTCTCCGGGATGGATGGGCGAAGATGTTATAAGTTGACTCCGATTCAGTACTTTCAATTTGCTTCGATATTAGGCTTTTACCATTGGGAAGATGTGGGGGATGCAACGGGGAAGCCGGATGATTTGGAAGGTAAATATCAGCGCGTGCTTGACCAGAGAAAATACGAACTGCGGCGGTTGGTTCGCGAAGCGATACTATTTGTGCCGAGAAAGTTCTCAAAGACTACAAGCACAGCATCATTGGCTGTTAATGAGATGTTGTTTGGCGATGTGAATGCGCAGGCTTATACCGCTGCAAACTCTTACAAGCAGGCGAAGATCTGTTTCGGGGAAATATCGAATATAATCAGGCAGTTGGACCCGAAAAAGAAGTACTTTAAAGCCACACGGGAGACCTTGAATTGGAAGCCGAATAAATTTGAAAGAGAGTCGTTTGTGGAGTGCTTGACGGGTGGTGGTGATACCAAGGACGGGTTGAATGCCTCATTGGTGATATTCGATGAATATGCTCAGGCGAAGTACGTGAAGGACCATTCGGATGGTGCAGAATTACTACAGGTCCTTACATCATCTATGGGTGCAAGACGTGAACCTCTGACGATCATAATTACAACCGCAAGCCGCGTGGAGGATGGTCCGTTTGCATTGGAGCTGGAAAATGCGAAGAAAGTATTGTTGGGTGAGTATAATGACGATTCTCAATTTGCCAGCATCTTCCAGCCCGATGCGTGGGAGATGGATGAAGAAAGCATGGGGTGCCCCGCTGTGTGGAAGAAGTGCAATCCTCATATCGGTATTACGGTCCAGGAAAGTTATTACACCCAAAGATGGGCTAAGGCCCAACGTGATGCAGAGGCGATGATAGAGTTTAAGACGAAGCTTTTAAATATATTCGTGTCAGGAGGCATAAAAACTTGGATTTCCCAAAATTTAGCACGTTCCCTTTCCGTTAATTTGGATCTTGACTCAATAGATGGCCGGCCGGAAACCATGGTCGCTATGGACCTTTCTGTAAGTGATGACTTTTCCGTTGTTGCTTATAATATATATAGCAGGAAATTGCGTAAATTCTTCGTGTGGCTTGATTGCTATATTCCGGAAGAAACCTTGGAAACCCATCCGAACAAAGAGTTGTACAAATATTGGAGGGATGCCGGCTATCTGAAGATTTGCCCGGGAGCTGTTATAAGCGATTCCATGATAGTGGAAGATGTGTTAAAGCGTAACAGATCGCTATGTATCTGCCAGATAGGATATGACGCATACAAGAGCCAGGAGGTGGTGAATGCATTATCGGCTGCGATATCGTCTACCGGTACAGACCCGAGTAGGATTTTGCGTGCAGTCCCTCAGACGTATGGGGCATTTACCTCGCCCGTAGAAACGTTTGAGATGGCGGCAAAATCCAATCCGCCAAAGGTCGCTTTGGCGAATAATCCTATATTATCCTACTGTTTTGGGAATTGCTATCTCGATGAAGACAGGATGGGCAATAAAAAGCCTTTGAAAAGAAAGGAAAATCTGAAGATTGATGGGGCTATTGCTACTTTAATGACATTTTGGCTGTTTAATAACTATGAGCAATAAAGTAACCTATTACAGCTAATTCATGGGTATATGAGCCGTGGTCATAACATTAAAACAGGCTCGATAAACCGATGGATAACTTTTTCAGATTTTTCAGACGAGAAGCAAAAACGGCATCCGGGAAGAATACTACGGTATCGACCGGCAATTTTAAGAGTAATATAATTTATGCCAACACAGATGAATCGGCAATGCGTATTGCAGCCGTATATAGGGCTGTGAATCTTATATCCAGTGCCGTAGCTACCCTTACGCTGCAATATAAGAGGCGTGACAGGGTTAAAAATTACTTTAAAATTTACGACAATGGGTATGGTGCAAGGGTAAATTATCTATTGAGTGTTTGCCCGAACGACAGAATGAATTCATTTACAATGATGAAATATCTCGTTGCAATGATGCTGCTTAAGGGTAATGCGTATATATACCCTAAGAGGGCTGTTACCGGAGAGGTGGAGTCTCTTTTTTTATGTTCCCCCAATTCTGTTGTGTATGATGTCTACTCCAATACTTACACGGTAAGTGACTTGGTTAACGGTATAAGCGGGACATTCCCGGCATCGGAAATCCTCCACTTTAAAAACATGTGCATGGATGGAGGTTATATGGGTAGGTCTACGGTATCCTATATCAAGGATACATTAAGTATAGCCACAACTGCCAATAATGAAACCCTGAAGAGGTTTGCCACAGGAGGCCGGCTAAAGGCAATCCTGCAAAACAATACCAGTGTGAAGGGATTCGGTGAATATCAGGATAAAGAGCTTGACAAACAAGGACAGGATCTACAGGAGGACATTAACAAAGGTGAAGACATCTTGGTTGTAAGGGGGGATGGTACCCTGACTCCAATCAGTATGTCATCTTCCGATATGCAATTTCTGGAAATGGTGAAGTTGAATCTCCGTGATATAGCAAGAGCCTTTAATGTGCCTCCAAGTAAACTGATGGATGATACTAACGCCAACTACAAGAGTGTTGAAATGTCGAATGTGGGTTTTTATACAGAGGCATTGCAGCCCATAATCACAGAAATAGAGAGGGAATTTACCGCTAAAATGCTGAGTGTAAATACATATATGGATTATAAATTTTCGTTTAACCTTTCTAGCCTCTATGCCTTGGATGTTGACAGCAGAGGCAAGGCTAACCTGTCACGACTGGGGACGGGCCAAGCAACCGTTAATGATATAAGAAGAGAGAATGACAAGGAACCTGTAGAGAAGGGTGACGAAGTTTACTTAAGCACAAATCTTGCTGTTTTAGGCAGTGCCAAGTTAAGCAAGGAGGGTAGTAATACGATACAGACGAGCGATGTGAAAAAAAAGGAGGAAGAAGATGATGAATGATGAGTTAAGAATAGTGACATTGGAAGAACTCAAATTGCAGATGCATGAGGATTTCGAGGATGAGGATGCTATCATTACAACATATGGTATTGCAGCAGAAGATGTTATCATTGACATGACGCGAAGATCTTATGAAGAGCTTTCGGTATGGGAGGGGCGTGGGTTTCCCGTCAGATTAAAATTAGCGATATTAATGTTGGCGGCACATTTTCACCGGAATAGAGAACCAGTTGCAGCTGTATCTCAAAACCCCGTTCCTTTTTCGGTGTCGGTGCTGGTAAAGCCATTCGTAAAACTTTCAGATAGAGAATAGAATATGTTGACCGCAGGAAGTTTGACAGAAAGAGTAGATATAATGGTGCCTATCGTTACAAGAGGCGATATGGGGGAACAGGTGGTTGAATTTGCGAAGAAGGCTACCGTTTGGGCTGCTGTTCATTTTCAAAGGGGCGCGAATGTATTAACTATGGGCGAATCATGGCTTTCGCGAACTGTATCCGTAACAATGAGGAATAATAGTATAATCCATGATAGATGCCGTTTAAGATGGGATGATAAGACTTATGCGATAGATAGCCTTAATCGCTCCAGGAGAGATGGCAGTATTACTATTGTTGCCTCGGTTTTGGACGAAAATGAATAAATCGAGTAACCTGAAACAGGGTATTAAAAGTATTATAAAAAGGGCTGATGTGGCGGTCTCCTATAGGGCGGTCTCCTATAGGGCGGTCTCCTATAGAGGAACTAATAGGGTGATTTTAAAAAGGCATTAAGATGGAAAACAAGCAAAAAAGGGAAATAAGATGCATGGTTGGAGGCAGATTCCAACCCCATATTAGAGAAGCCTCCGATGAGGCTCCTAATGAAAGGATAATAGAAGGGTATGCGATAGTTTTTGGGGTAGAGAGCCGGTTATTGGTGGATTACTGGGAGGATTATAGGGAAATTATAGAACCCGGTGCCATTACGGAAGAGGATCTAAAGGGTATGGATATCAAGATGACCTTATGGCACAATCGGGAGAGGCTGTTGGCTCGATCGAACATGGGCGAAGGTTCTTTGAAATTAAGCGTTGATGAGACAGGTGTAAAGTATGAATTTGCAGCTCCTGATACCCCGGATGGTAATACGGCATTGGAATTGGTAAAGCGTGGAGACCTTGCCGGCTCTTCATTTACTTACTGGGCGGATGAATCAAGCTCTGTGAGGTACACCAAGGATAAGGATGGTATCTTATTGCGTCATGTTAACCGCTTGGATGCGGTTTTTGAAATGACTATAGCAAGTGATCCGGCATATACGCAAACCAGTGTGACCGCTCGTGAGATAGAATCAACCGGGATAAAGTTAAGGGAAAGAACGCCTGTATCCACTATTGGCAGGAAGGTTGAGGAAATAGACCGGATAGAGAGAGAAGTTATTTTAAACACATGTAATATTTATAATTATGAAATCAGGAAAGAAAACAGTACAGGAACTTTTGTCGGAAAGAAATTCTCTATTGGAGAAGAGAGAGGCCGTCAATATCCGCATGAATGAGTTGATCGATAAGGCTAAGGCTGAAAAACGTGACTTGTCACCCGATGAAAACATTGAGTATCAATCTCTGAAGAATGATTTTAACAAACATTCTCGCGAGATTCAGATGAATTTCGATCTGACAAACATGCAGAAGTCAGAAAAAAGAGAAGAAAAAAGCAAGAACCAACTGCTTAGAGAGTGCCTTCAAGCGGTGAAGAGCGCGGGGAAACCCGGTGATTTCGTTTTAGAGCGTGAATTTACAGGATTGAATACAGCTTCTATTGAAGCCGGTGGCATGATTCCATTAACCATTAAGGATATCCTTCCTCCCTTGGAGATGGGACTTATCTTTGACAAAGTGGGTATTCCGGTGCAGACAGGGGTAAGCGGAAATATCCAATGGCCTGTAATGGGATCGGTTGAGGCTGAAATCCAAGGGGAAACATCAGAACTGACCGACCAAACTATTGATTTGAGTAAGATTGCAGCCAAGCGTGTCAGATTAGGAATGTCAATATCGGTATCTAACCAGGCTATCACTGATAGTTACACCGATTTAGTGTCATTGATCCAGGGACAATTGCGGGCCGGAGTGCAGAGGGTGTTGAATCGTGTAATTTTCTCCCATCAGAATTTTACAAGCGATCTTCACGGTCCCTTTGCAGGTGCGAAGGCTACAGGTACGTTCGCCGGTGCTGTGCCGACTTACAAGGAGTTAATCGCGATGAAGGGAGCTGTAGCAGCAACAGGTGTGGAAATGGTAGGTTTTTGTTTTGTCATGAGCGAAGCAATGAAAGCTGCATTGGAAGCAACTCCAATTGACGCAGGAAGTGGCAGAATGGTTGTTGAAAATGGCGCGATTGGCGGATATCCGGTATTCTGTACCGAATATATCAATTATGGCTCTAGTAAGGAGAAGGCAGACGTAGAGTATGTTGCGGCCGGATGTTTTGGCTACTTGCCGACAAATCAACACGGAGAAGTAAGATTGATTATTGATCCGTATACTCAAGCCAAGAAGGATATAGTCGTTTTCACCTTAAACTCTGATTGGAGTATTACTACTCTGCGTAAGGAGGCATTCGCATTGTATAAGACTGTCGGGGCTTAGTAATAATTAATACCGGCTTGGATAAGCCGGTATTAATCTTTGGTTATGGGTTTAAATAAACGACTCTTATACAATGCAAATGGTGCAAGAAAATCCGGTGTTGCCTTACAATTTGATGGGGATGAGGTAATGAGGATGCTTGACCGTATGCTTTTTGATAATGTAGTGAAAAAGAAGGATGTCCGTAAGATTATAAGGCAGGAAATTGCCCCGGCCCGAAAGGACGTGATTGCCGCAGCGAAAGGAGCCATGAAGTCCGATCCAAGAAACGCCAAGATAGGCGTAAAAACTATGGTTTACAAAAACGCCACAGGTGCTAATATCAGCCTGTTTAACCGCAAGGGAAGTGCGAAGTCGGTTAAGGAATACAATCCGCCACGAGGTGGCAGGTCAGGCATTAAGAGAAATCGGTCGGTCAGCAAGGATACTGCCCGGATAAATTCTTATCGTGGGCGTGACAGGGCTTTTATCCTGAGATTTATAAACGATGGAACAGAAGGCAGACATGCTTTTAAGAAGTCCAGGAGCAAAAACAATCGTACGGCCTATAGGGGAGCGATAGCGGCTAGGAACTTCTTTGGCGTGGCCGAAGAATCGATGAGGCGTGCGTCTGAAAGGATTTCCGACAGGGTGTTGCGGTTAATAACAGAAGTAAGCGAAGGAAAATGAGCATATTGATAAGTAAACATATAGTTAAACAGTTAAGTGCAGATCCGGAAATTGTAAAAAGTGTAGGTGATCGGATCTACCCGATAGTTATCCCGGAAGGCTCCAATTATCCGTTTATCATGTTTGAGGACTACGGTTCAGGACCGGAAACTACGAAAGATGGTACATGTGAAGACAATGCGAGCTGCAATATTGCCATAGTAGCGAAAAACTACAATGAGGCGGTTACTGTGGCAAATAAGACACGTTATGTACTGGAAGGCAAGTTAGCAAGGTACGATGACTTCGAAGTGACAGAGTGTAATTTGGAATCATGGAGTAAAAACTATGATGCAGACTTACCGGCATACGTGGTAAGACTGACTTTGAATTTTAAAACAATTGATTTTTAACGATAAATTGATAGTAATATGGCAAAAGCAAAAGTATTGAATGGTAAGGACTTTATGATTTTCATGGGTGGTAAGGCTACAGCGTTGAGCACCAGCCATAAACTAACCTTATCAGCTGAAACGTCCGATGCGGCTAGCAAGGATGATGGTATGTGGGATGAGAGTGTGGTTACAAAGATGTCATGGGAGGCATCGACAGAAGCATTGGTTAGTGCAGATCCCGAAGTAGAGAGTTTTGATACGATGTATGATAAGTTTATTGCCGGTGAACCTGTGGATGTTGTATTGGGTATCCCCGCCAATCTGAGCAATGATGGGGTCCCGGAACAAGGATGGAGTTCTCCTGCCACTAAGCAGAGCCAAATATACTATTCGGGCAAGGCATTGATTACTACGTTGGAACGCACGGATGCCAAGGGAAGTAATTCTTCCATGACGGTTAGTCTTAGAGGGCAGGGAAAACTTGATAAGAAAACCGGAGCAGAAGGTTATGCTTTAAAATCGCCCATGGTCCAATCAGTTCAGGAAAAGGTTAACGAAAAGGAAGTTGAATGATGAGAACAGTAAGTATCAAAGGTGTAGAGTATAACTTAAGATATACTCTACGCGCTTTATTCATCTACGAAGAGCTGAAGGGAGAGCCGTATTCTGGTGATAAAGCTATAAACAGCTATATTCTACTCTTTACAATGCTAATCGCTAATAATAAGGGCTTTTCTTTAAATTTTGAAGATATAATTGATGCATGTGATAGCGATCCTTCCATTTTTCAAGAGTTCGTTTCTGTATTAGAAGAAGAAAACGAGCGCGTGAGAAGGATGGCTGAATATAAGCCGGATAAAAAAAAAGTAAAGAGGAAGAAACAGGGGTAAGTATTATAAGGCTTTATGAAGAAGTAGTCGGAAGAGGTGGGGTATCCCCTGAATACTTTTTTGACAATATGACCTTGAATGAGTGCGCGGTATTCATAAGAGGTATGTTTCGGAAGGAGCAAGAAGCGTGGGAGCGAACGCGAATGTTGATGTACGCTGTTGTGCAGGTAAATTCGAGAGACCATCTTACACCTAAAACTCTTCTTCCATTCCCATGGGATATAGAAGAAGAGCCGGAAGAAATTAATGAGAGTGAATTGAATGAATTAAGGGAAAGAGCAAAAACTATGGAATATGGCAAGTGATGCGATTGTAAGGTTGTTACTAAATATCTCCGATTTTGACAAGAATATAAAAAAAGCAAAAGGAGAGATAGGGACCTTTGAAAAAGGTATAACTGCTATGGCTGGGAAGATAGGGTCCGCATTGAGTGGATTTGCTGCTTTTGCCGGGATATCGGTTGCAATTGGGGATGCTGTCAAGGCGTCAATGGAGTTTGAAAAATCGTTATCATCATTGCGCTCATTAACAGGAGTAACAGCACAAGAACTTACGTTTTTTAAAGATGAGGCTATTCGGTTGGGCAGTTCGACTACACAAACAGAGTCTCAAGTAGTGGACGCGTTTAAATTGATAGGCTCTCAGATGCCGGAACTGCTGAAGAATAAGGAAGCATTATCTTCTGTAACAGAAAGTGCTATTGTGCTGGCTGAGGCTGCTGAGATAGACGTGCCTGATGCTGCCAAGGCGTTAACAGGAGCATTAAATCAGATGGGGGCGTCTTCTAGCCAGGCCTCTGAATATATCAATATATTGGCTGCTGCTTCGCAACAGGGCTCCGCTGATATACCTTACTTAAACAGAGCAATAGAAAATGCAGGAGGTGCCGCATCTTCCGTGGGAATACAATTCAACGAGCTGGTAGCAGCAATCGAAGCGATTGCTCCCAAAATAACAGATGCAGGAAGTGCGGGGACTAATTTAAGGAATATATTCCTGACATTGGAAAGTAGTACAGAGATGAACTTACGGCCTTCGGTAGTCGGGTTATCTAATGCTTTGGAAAATCTTTCTGCTAAACAGTTGGATGCTACTGAATTGACGAAGATGTTTGGTAAGGAGAGTGTAACCGCAGCATTGGCTTTGGTCTCGGAAAAAGATAAGTTCATTGAGCTGGCAAGTGGGATAACAGATACCAATACTGCGCTAGAGCAACAAAGGATAAATAATGACAATCTAGCGGGATCTGTTGCAGCATTGCAGTCAGTATGGGAAGGCTTTATCCTAACGATGAATGATTCTTCAGGTACCTTGAAAACAGTGGTAGATTATCTGACAAAAATAGTAGAAGGTGCGCGAGCTGCGTTTTCTTCGTTGCAAGCATTGGATGAGGAAAGCTATAAGAGTGGGGGACAAAAAGCATTTAGATCCGAAAAAGTGCAAAATGCGATTGATGATATACGCGAATTGGAGAAAGGGGGAATGAGTAGAAAGGATGCGTTGGATTGGGAAGAAAGTTTGGTTAAGAATCTGTATAAGAGGGCAGAATCGTTAGAAGAAAAAAAACAAGCCTATGAAGAAGCTATGTCGATGTATGATGAGACGGGGGATAGTCGGGATAAACAGGCATACGAGCAGTCAAAAGAGGTATATATGTTAGCTAGGAATGAAAAGCAGATACGCGATGAAATTTTGGATTATATTGAAAAAGAGAGACAGAAATTAGAAGGGGTTAACAATGTTCAGAAGTCGCTAAATAAAGAAACGGCTACAGGTGCCAAGAAAAAGGAAAAACCGACTGGGTTACAATTGGCTTCATTCAACGCAGAGAACTGGGCGAATGAAGAGGCCAAAGGCTTGCACAATGCCTTACGGAAGAAGATAGAGTCAGGAGAGAAGATAAAAATCGTTCCCATCGAGGTTGATTTGGACAAGATAGATATTGTAGACGAAATACAGGACCCTTTAAAGAACGCTCAGATAAAAAAAGCGGAAGAATATACTAAAACCATCCAGGGAATAGGATATGCGATGGAAGGTGTTAACTCTATAGCTCAGGCATCAGGCAATCAGACAGTTGGTTTTATTACGGAAACCTTTTCATCTATAGCGCAGATGATTATTTCTTTGAATTCGTTGGCTGTAGCCAACGGTGTGGCAAATGCAGCTGCATTACCTTTTCCGGCTAATTTGGCAGCAATAGCTACGGTAGTTAGTACAATTGCCGGGATTTTTAGTTCGCTTCCCAAATTCGCGGATGGTGGTATTATTGGTGGCTCTTCTTTTTTTGGAGACAAGATGATTGCGCGTGTTAACAGTGGAGAGATGATACTGAATCAATCTCAGCAAGGGAGATTGTTCCAAATGATTAACAGCGGTAATTCGGGTGGAAATGTAAAGGTAGATGGAGAGATCAAGGTGCGAGGGAAGGCTATGTATATAGCTATTCGGAATTACATGAAATCAGAAAACATAAGATGGTAATATGGGACAGAGATACACAATACATTTTAAAGATTTTCGCAACAATTCTTATGAGGTAAGAATATATATAGATGGATATTCCGGCACTGTATCAGAGTTGCGTGGTGCGCCATCTGCATTTGTCGTGACGGGGGATGATGAAGGTTTTATTTACCAACCTGTCCGCACGTCAACCGCTACGATTAATATTCTTGATAAGAATTTGTTACTGGATCTGTTTAGCGTAAATAGTCAGTATGCTTCGGTAAAGTTATATAAGAATGGCGTGTTGACATGGACAGGATATATCACTCCGGAACAGTTTACACAACCCTATCTGCCAACCATTGACAACATAAGCGTTGACTGCGTCAGTGCCATAGCCACACTTGAAAACATTAAGTATGAGCAGCAGACAGAATCGGGATTCATTACCGCAATGGAGTTGCTAAGATACCTTATATCTTCCGCCCATGGTGGCTATGAGTCCGTATATATCCCTTATGTGTACGCGTCTTCCTCCGCTGCTTACTCTTCGGGTGAGAACGTATTGGATAAACTCAGATTCGCGGAAGAGAACTTCACCTCAGATGAATTGATGCTGGATGAAGTATTGACCTACCTCATGCAGTTCTTTTCATGGACGCTGTATGATTACGAAGGCAGCCTGTATATCATCGATGCGGACTATACCGGTCAGTATCGCAAGTATAATGAGGCATTGACATCTTATACAATGGTCTCGGTGAATGATGCCACATTGCAGGATATCGGCTTCGCCGGCAGTGACAACACCATTGACGTTTTGCCGGGCTATAACAAGGTGACGGTCAAAGCTGTCAACAATGTGTTTGAGGACTTGGTGGTTAATGAGGATTACGACGACCTGGAATGGGCGGGCGGCTCGAGTTACAGCGATAAGGATAAGTATGACATCAAGAGGTTTCTGAAACCGAAGGAATGGAAGATGTATTACTACGATCAGAACCGCCATGAAACCATACTGAGTACTAATATTAACGATAACATATTCGGGGCTGTCCTGATGAAGGAAGCGTTGTTCACCGGTGGCGGAGACCCGCCGGGGGATTATAATTGGGCTGACAGCATCCAGATGCGGTCTGCTACGGTAGATGGCGTGATGGTTTTTGGCGAATACCAGAAGGAAACCCTGCCTGCCTTTACGATGAGGGGTCCTAATGCGGTCTGGAAGGACGGTGCCATCGGTATATCGGGAAGCATGCGTTTCCCCTCCGACAGCCGCATGAACTATATCTATGACGGTGACATGAATATCTCTGCCAATATCCCTTACGCATGCTCTCTTAAGATCGGGGATAAGTATTGGAACGGCAGTGGATGGCAATCCTCATTCGTTCGGTTTGAAATCGTTTTCGAGACGGACAATATCAAGAACTGGGCGAATGTGAAGAGCACGAAAACACCCGATATGCCATATAGCGGACTGTCCGGGCACATCATCACTCTTCCATCGGACGTACCGATCATCGGAGAATTGGAATTCACGATGTACTGTCGCAGGCAGAGGGTCGCTCAGGAAGTCGGTTTTATCGCATACGGCGCCATTTTAAAGGACTTCCGGTTTGACTACAAGAAGAAAGACGGGATCATTGATGAAGGCGAAGATGGTGACCGCTTGTATGAGAACGTGGTCAACGATAAGTTCATGTCCGAACTTGACGAAGTTGAGTTCGGCATAAGCTCTTATAATGCGGACGGGGCTTCCTATAGCAAGGCACTGTTGGGAAATGACTTCTTGACGGATAACCTGTATTCCGTCATCGAGGATAAACTTGTCAGACCGGAAGAAGCCTTCATCCGAAGGGTGATTAACCGTTATAAGGCAACCCAAATCAAGTTAACGCAGGTAATAAAAAACGATGGTTCTATCCATCCGTTTACCCGGTTGTATGACAAATCAGCGGTTAGTAAGAAGTTCATGCTGCTAAGCGGTGTATGGGACTATGAGCGGAATAATATTCAGTTAACGATGATTGAGAATGGGAATTAAGTCAGAGATAAGAATAACCAATAGGGTAGTCCCCCGCGAGCGGGATGGAAAGTACACATCCCGGCTTGTAACGGTCTCATCCGGTGGAGGGGATGTATCTAATGTGGAGCATGCTAATTATGCGTTTACATTGGATGAAGACACCCCTGTTAAAGATTGGTTTTTGTCTGCATTGTCGGATGATGAGGCCGAAGGGGTAATTAATTTTATAAAGGGTATAAAAATTGCGCAAAACTTAATAAATAGAATCATTAATAGAAATGATGAAGGTGTTGAGTATAGCGATAATGATATAATGACCGCCTTGCGTGTCATGAAAGAAATAGAGGATAAGGTAGGGGAGATAAAAGATATATTTTTACGCAAGGACATTCCGGATTGTACTGATTTCCTGATAGATTTTTTTGGTGGTATCCACGTTGGCAAATTTGTTAGGGGCATGATTGGTGGAAGCGGTACGGCGTTCACCCCTGACGGTTACGGAGAGATGAACGGTCTGACCCTCCGTGAATTCCTTGAAGTTCCCGAGCTTCGTTTTAATCGTATTGATGTTGTCAGCGGAGAACTATGGAACTCCATCGCCTTCGGATTGATAAAATCCGTTGACACGGAAAAGAGGATTGTCGAGCTGAAACTGGAGGATGGCGAACGTTCCGGCCTGCATGTGAATGATATCTGTAGAGGGATATTCAGCAATTTCGGTAATGGTACTCAGAGCAGCGGAACGGATGAGTGTGGCTTCCAACAACTGTACGGTTTCTCAACCGCATACTTTACGCCTACGGAGATTATAGAAAATAAAGCCGGTGTATTCCGATTTAGATATGCATTGAAGTCCGGAACGACAATGCATCCGTGTGCGTCCATGAAATTTGCCGTTTACGGAAACTTCATAGACAGCTCCAGACAGGCATCGGCATACAGCACACGGACTTACAAGCGATATTTGAACAAGGTAAATACGTGGGTCATAGACCCCGACAAGAATATATATGCCCAATACGGAGACTTGGAAGGTTTGGTTATCGGCGGAATGACGATGCACGGATACGGCTCGTTTCAAAGCAACTCTTACTTTACAGGTGTCCAGATACAGTTTACGCCAGAACAGAAGGATGAACTCAAAGGTGAGGACGCATACGGTGTTAACCTGTCCAATTATGAGGACGTGGTGACTGTTGACGATGAGGGAAACATAATCGGCGGATTAACGGATTTGATGAATGTAGTTTCTGCAGGAAGTAATGTTGTAGCTGCCGGACAGAATGTCGTGACAGAGGAATACAGGCTGAGGACTCATGTACAGGCGTTTAAAGGGTCAAAGGAGTTGTTTTATTCGCCTGTGTTTGCTGACGGAGGATATGTGTTGTCTCTTCGGGCGGTCGGATGTACGGCTATGGTAGTCAGCGGTGTTGTGGTGGTTACATCCATCACCGACATGAATAATTGTTATGTCGATATATCGGTTAACTGTGAGGGGAACGCGCTATTCCATAAAACATATACAGTGAAGGTTGTCAGGAATGGTAGAAGTCCGATTACCGCCGATATAGACAATGAGATGGCCTCTGTCGCATGCGACCAGAACGGTAAGGTCCTGTTAGGCTTGCCGGTAGAGACAAAAGTCAGTGTATGGTACGGCACCGAACCGTTGAAGATAGATAAGATAGACTTATCGGCACCGGCCGGTGTAACCGCTTCGGGTGATGCATCGACAGGCACGGTAAGGGTTACAGGAATAACGGATGCGGCTGAGGATACGCTTCCGATAGGCATTGTTGTACACGCCACTTATGCAGGCGACCAATACAAAAAGAGTCTGTTGTTTACGGTTAACAAGGTGAAGGCTGGAGAGAATGCCGTCATCTACCAGCTACAGCCAAGTGTTAATTCCGTCAAAATGGATGAGGAAGGCAATTACACTGACGCGTCGGTATATTGTAAGGTAACGGTAACCGATGGGAAGACAGTCAGCGAGTTGGATGGGCTGCCGTCCGGATTCTCTATGAAGTACAGTTCTGACGGTGGTCCGGAGTCGGATTACAATTACGGTTCTTCCATTAGTTTCGCCGGCAAAAACAAGTCAGTGAAGTTTTTCCTTTATAAGGGCGGTACGCTCGTGGACCGAGAGACCATTCCGGTAGTCATTGACGGAAGAAGTGTCGTAGTGGCAGACCTTGATAATGAGATGGATGGTGTGTCTTGTGACCAGAACGGTAAGGTTGTGGCGGGGCTTCCTGTACAGACAGTCGTACGGATGTATGCAGGCACGGAACGGCTTGCGTTAACTTCCATATCATTAACCACACCTACAGGCGTAACAGCATCTTATGTCTTAAGCTCAGGCTTAGTTAATGTGACAGCCATTGCGGATTCGGCAGCGGATGTGTTGCCTATAGCCATCACAGTAAAAGCCACGTGGGGAGGTACTGTCTATACAAGAAGCCTTACGTTTACTGTGAACAAGGTAAAACAAGGTGATAGTGCTGTTATATACAATCTGCTTCCAAGTGCGACCGTTGTAAAAAAGAGTAATACAGGTGTATATACGCCGGTGTCGGTCAACTGTATTCTCAGGAAGACAGACGGAAAGGCTAACAGTACCAATGTGTCTTCGTTGCCCGGAGGATATACGATGAAGTATTCAGTTGACGGCGGTAGTGAGGCTTCTTACACAATAGGCAGCAATATATCTGTATCGTCCGCTTCCGTAAGCCTGTCGTTTTCTCTTTATTACAACGGTACGCTCGTAGACCGAGAGACCATTCCGGTAGTTGTTGACGGAATTAATGGGAAACCGGGTGAGGACGGAAAGCCCGGTGAAGATGGGAAACCGGGTGAGGACGGAAAGCCCGGTGATAACGCCTACTACTACAGCATATCTCCTGCTCAAATGGCTATCGGGCAGAAGATAACAGGCTCGCTTGACCCATCCTCATTTGTGTGTACATGTTATAAAAACGGAAGTAATTCGCAGGTGACAGAAACCGCACAATGGTATATATACCGGAGTAATGACAACAAGACATGGGTCCAATATGCAAGCAGTTCCTCTTATTCGGCCACATATACGGTGTCTGTGTCATCTTCGTATAAGTTTTATAAAATTGTGGCGAAGCCGTTCAGCAACATTGAGTGTGTGGCTTATGCGCAGATAGTATCGGACGGCGAAGATGGGGACCGCGGACCTTCGGGTTCCATGCCGCGCTACCGCGGCACATACAAATCGTCCGAGACTTATGTTTACAACAGCGAATACCGCGATATCGTGATATATAACGGCAATGCCTATATTGTCAAGCCGTACGGATATTCCGGTTCTGCCACCCCCACCAACACCTCTTATTGGGAACAGTCCAACAAGTTCAGCTTCGTGGCGATGGATACCGCATTGATTGACGGCGCCAACATTGCCGGGTTTATGTTTAAGAACCAGAAGATGCAGTCACAGAGCGGCACGCTGACGCTGGACGGAATCAATGGGTCGATTGACGCGCGCAAGGGTACTATCGGTGGGTTTACCTTGTCCAATAATTCTCTGTCGACAACCGGAAGCAATGCCTCCATTAAATTCGAGATTGACGGATATAACTTTCTCCGACTGAACGATACCTCAAGCAGTGCATTCCTGACCGCCCGCGCTGACGGAAAGACGGCAGCCAGTTTCAGCACTTATGGTACAAACAATTCGTCTGTAGCCCTGAACCTGATATGCAATGCTGCCGGATACGGATACGCGCTGAAATCAAACGGCAACGTGGAAATGACTGCCAGAAGCGGGGAGACGGTAAGGGTAAACGGTCTCAGCCTGGCTTTCAGAAGAATCGGGGCAGGTGACAGTACAACCATTACCTCTGCCGACAATATAGTGCACCTGGCTGTCACATCCGATATTACATTGACGTTAAACAGCAACTGCCCATACGGACATGTCGTCTTCATTATAAAATCCGGAACTTCAAAACTGACCCTGTACAGTTCTGCCGGATTCTATGACCAGGATAACAACAATAAAGGTACCAGCTGGACCCTGGCATCCCAGGAAAAGAGCCGGATATTTGTGAGGGGAAATCCGGGATGGCGCGAATTTTATTGTGGAGCTTAAAATAATATGGGTTATGAAAATAAACTTTAGAAAATTTCCAATGTATGCGAGTATTCGCAAGGATATGGTGGTAGAGCAAGATATCGCGGAACAGTACGCTGATTCGATTTATAGGAATGTGCCCGGATTGGCAGCGCATGTACTGGCCGAAAAGATATTTGGTTCCACCGGAGAGACAGTGTTAAACGATTCGGAGATAGATACCATTCTAAACAGTATTGACTTGTTTCCGGGGATATTCGCTGATTCGATGAAGGATTACATCAATAAACATAAATAAATTGGCTATGGCAGAAATGAACAACATAGAGATTAAGGATTTTACCACGGTAACAGGGGTTGGAGCAGGTGATTATATCGTATTGTCCCTGTCTAATGGAACAGGTGGGAAGATGTCGGTATCTCTTTTCAGGGAAAATGTCGCTTCGGGGATAACTCCGTCAATTAAGGATGGTATATGGTATATAGGAGCAACCGATACTGGTGTAGGTGCAGAGGGCAAAACCCCTGAATTCCGTAAGGGGGAGCTTGGCATTGAATATAAGTACACCACTGAGCCTGACACACAATGGAGGTTGCTTATAAACTATGCAGACATAGCGGGTAGTCTATCCAGTGAGGAGATAACAGATATTACATCAATATTATAATTAAGAAGTTATGGCAAAAATACACAAGATTATAAAGGATAAGCAAACCATTTATCCGGCTACCACCACCGATGCGGTGGTACATCCGACTACGCGTAAAAACCTTACGGAAGAGTTAACCGAATTGAATAAGCGAATTCTTGACGAAACAAAACGTGCAAAAACAGCCGAGGAAGCCAATGCAACCGCTATCGAAGCACTGGCAAATGAGCTGGAAGCCTTGGGCGCATGTGGATTTGCAAGAGTAAACGGAAGTGCAGACCCGGATGCACAGGTTACATTTGGGAACACATCGAAACTTCGCTCGTTGGCGTCACATCTGCGTCTTGGAGTGTTTAAGAATGGCAAGTTGTTAAAACAATGTGCACCGGGAAGACTTACTCAATCTGTCGATGGCAGGAATATTGCCATAGACGGGACCGATGGAGACGTGATGAACTTCACCGATTGCGATTTGTATTACTTACGCACCACCATGCAATATACGCCACAGGGAGGTACGGAAGGGGAATATAACATTGTGGCATTGTCTCTTCTGCCTTTCGGTATCGGAGGGAAGCAGGCAAAGCGAATCAGACCGTTTGCCATCGTCCCCGGTGAATGTGTTACCGCCAAGCTGGAAGGTGATGCAAGAAATTGCGCCCATTATGTCTATAATAAGAACGCAATCGGGACATACTCCGCACCTTTGAACATATTCAAAAAAAGCTATAAGACAAGTGGTGGCGGATACCCGACACAAAATGTGTCCGCGGTACAATCAATCAAGAATGCACAGGCAAAGAATGCAGACGAAGCGACCAATCGTCCATATATGGGCATGTATTATGAGTTCTATGAAATCATTATTTGTCTGATGAGTTTTGAGATAGGCACATGGGCACATACTAGGTTAAACCTGTTTGGCGCAGGTTGTACAACGTTAGACAGCGTTAATGCGACTACATTTGCAGACAGTGCACTTACCGCTAATAGCGGATGGAAGGTGATAATCGGGGATACAGTAAAATACAGCACTCTGCATGGTGGTAATATGGTTATTCCGGCATCTTCGGCAAATAAGACTAATCTGATTGGTGGTATTTCAGGTAACACATGGTCCGGATTTTTAGAAATAATGGAAGCTCAAAGACTATTGGACGGCATATCCAAGGCAGGACTTGTGCCGAAGATAGGGAATATTGGGAATGTGTTCACTTTTGGCGCAGACGGAAATGTGTCGTGTACGACCGATGGTTCTGTCAACCTGTCTACGGGCGCAGGCATGGAAGCCTGCAAGCATTACTACGTGGTAAGAAATGTCCCCGGATGTGAGGGAATGGCAGACGGAGTAATGACAGCCGTTGTAAACTCTTACACCAAGATGGAATTTATTGACGGTGTCAAATGGAGTGACAATACGGTGCTGGATGGCGGCATTGGAATCCTGAAACGCTCTGTCCCCATATACAGAGGATGGAATCTACCGATTGTCGGGCTATCCCGACAGATGGACGGTGCATATTACATTGTCCGAAAGGATTCGGAAGGCAATAATCTGCCTGTGCAATTCCGCTGTGCATCAGATGTGAGCAGAGTACCCGCACGTACAACCTACTCATACCGTGTCCATGACAATGAAGAAAGTGACATGGAAAAAGGTTTGGATTTAAAGAAGGAATATCCGGGGGTTAATTTTCCTGTTGCCAGTGAATCATGGGTGAAAAAATCGGATTATGATTTTTCTCTTTTTTGTGCGGAGACTACCGGTGGAGGGAGCCGTAATTACGAGAATGCTTACTTATGGTTATATATTAATAACGATGTCAATGCGAATGAGCGGTGTCTCCATGGCTCTGTTGTGGGTCTCCTTGAGAGTTTCATCTATGCTTCGGTTCGTACCTCGTTTTGCAACTATAATGCTGCCAATAAATTTGCCCATTACGCTGGAGCTTTTTCTATCCCTTTTATCGAATTATAACAGAATGATTATGGAAACAGAAAGAAATGAATTTGATGTGCGTATGCCTTTAATAACCTATTCAGGCAAGAAAGCATTGGTATGCGTCAACGAGGAAGTAGTTACTTATCCTGCGATGGAAGGTACTGTAGAAAGGACAGCATATATATATGATACATTATGGGTGTACTGTGATACGAATGATGAAGAGTCGGTAAGAAAATCATTGGTCCGGGAATTGGAGAAGCGCATCAAAGAATATGATGTGTCTGACCATGTGAACGAATTTACCCTTGCCGGCAAGAAGATGTGGCTCTCCAAGGAAATGCGTGTAGGTCTGATGAACAGCATCAACATTGAGAAGAGTACCCAAAAGACTGATACCGTTCTTTGGTTTGAGGGGATTAATTACACCATCCCAATAGATGTGGCACTACAGATGCTTGCCCAATTGGAGTTGTATGCGTTATCATGCTATAATGTCACACAGCAGCATCTATCCGAGGTATCCGGATTAAGTACGCTTGAAGAGCTGATTAATTATGACTATGCCGTTGGCTATCCGAGCAAGCTTGTGTTTAATCTTGATTAGGCTAAGATAGGGAAATTCCCTGCATACCTTCTCAGGCGGGCAGGGAATCAAGATTAACTTTCTCGTCCGGTTAACAAGGTTTTGCAAATATAACATTAAAAATTAATCCGACAAATGATTAGTGCAATAGTTAGAGATGGCATCGATAAGAGCGTAGCCGGAGGATTGGCAGGAATAGCTACCGCATTCGTTCAGGAGAGTATAGAACACATGATTCCGTGGCTGATAGTGTCTGCTGCCGTGATTATATGTGATTTAGCCTGCGGGCTGAGAAAGAGTATCATAATGGGCGAACAGGTCCGGTTCAGTCGGGCGGTAAGGCGAACCATGGGCAAGATGGTTACATACTTTAGCTTTGTTTTCATGGTGGTTATGATAAACAAGGCATCGGGTAGCCGTTACGACATTGATGTGTATTCCTGCCTGATGGTATGTTTTTTGGAAATGTGCTCGATTATCAGCAACATACTTAAGCCGAAGGGAATCGAGCTGAATATTGTCGAAGCGTTCAGGCTGATTTTCGGCAAGACATTAAAGGTTGACAAAGAAGATATTAAAGAAGTAATTAAGGAGGAAAAGAAATGAAGTTTTTTACAATTGCGGAGCTGTGCAAGTCCACGACTGCCGACCGCTTGGGTATCAACAACAGATGCAGACAGGAGCATGTAACGGCTCTTACTGCCTTGGTGGATAACGTACTGGACCCATTACGCACATGGTGGGGGAAGCCTATAACAGTAAACAGCGGTTATCGCTGTCCGGAGCTGAATAAAGCTGTCAAGGGAAGCAAGTCCTCTCAGCACATGAAGGGTGAAGCAGCCGATATCGATACGGGAGACAGACAACAGAATAAGTTGTTGTTTGAGTATATCCGCAAGAACCTGCCCTATGACCAGTTGATTGATGAGAGCAACTTCGCATGGGTACATGTAAGCTTTAGGGCAGATGGTAAGAATCGGAAACAGGTATTAAGTTTATAAAATCTACAATTATGGCATTAAAGGATATAACCGGCAATTTTGCAGCATCCGGCTCCAATCAGGAGTATAAGTTTCAGCCTGCTGCGTCTACATTTGGTTTGTAATTGGTATTCGATACACATCCGTCCAAGGTGGTATTGTATCAGAGTTTGGACGGTGAGAGTTGGGTGGCGTTTGAAGTCGATTACGGGGTTGGAACAGTTTGGCAGAAGAACATCGAAGGTATTATTGGTGAGCAGCATATCAAGATTCAGTGCAATGTTAAGCCTGTCAAGGCATTAATTTTGGAGTGATATGAAGGTTAACACAATATCTTTAAATTCGGTGCGGTTGAATACAATCGCACTGAATCACATTGGCGAAATCCGTTCGGGTGGCGGTGGTTCCAAGCCTTCCCCTATTCCTCAATGGATAAGGGAGCATGTTGTCTTTTACTATGACGTAAAGAAGCAAGGTGCGACCAACGAAACATTGAAGGAGTCTGCTTACTTGCAGGACTTGTCGGGTAAAGGAAGGAGGATGAAATTAAATAACTTTCTCTTCGACATGATGAGCGGTGTAGATGGGTATAAGAATGAAACGTTTGAGACTGTTCCTAACAATACTAATATAAAATGGAGTCACCTATCTTATTACTCAATAGAAGGTAAACCTACTCAAAAATCTACAGACTTTGGACTTTACAGGGTTAAAAACAATGTCAATAAAGTTCTATATTTAAAATGGAACATAGAAGGGATACAAGAAGGAAATAAGGTTTATTTGGCTCAATATAATAATGAAAGCACAAGAATTGAGTTAACCAATGGTGTTAACGACATAGCCTTTGATACGACTAATAGCGATAACCCGGGATATGGTTCTGTAACCATTATCTCCGACCAACCCTACTCCACAGACATCACCATTACTCAGATACCCGAATATCCCGGTGCATTAGTGACAGATGGTGTAGATAACTACGGAGGTGCAAATTTAGCTGGCGGAATAAAAATATTATTCATGACTGTCAATCCGATAACAGCTAATAAGATGTTTTTCTCACAGAGGTTACAAGAAGATTCTACTTACCCATTTGCAATCTATAATGGCGGGAACGAACCTGCTTATAATTATATGAATCCAAATGGTGTAAGTTATATAAATGGAGTTTTAAATAATTCTATCCTGCCTCATGAATTGGTGGGAGTTAAACATACTATTACACTAGTCAATGATACAGCTAATTCTGATAATACCTTGAAGAGTCCTATCTTCTTCAATGGGCGTAGTGTTAATTATTATGCTAAGTTAGCCTTCTACAACTCCATAGCCTTTGACTCCATACCAACAGAGTCTGATGGATTCACAGAGCAAGAATTAATTGATTACGTATTAACTAATATAATTGGACAATGAGATATACAATCGTTACAGTGGAATGGCTGACCCAACATGGATTGTTGGCTTTGCCGACAATGCGAAGCAACGCAGACGGCACGAAAGTAGTGCTGCATGAAGAATTCGTTAACCTCTTCCCAAAGGACTCCTTCCCTACCTACAGAATGGATGACCCCGAATTTGTACAAATCATGGAATCGGAAGAATGGAATCACGAACCGCAACCTTATAGCGCTGATTACATATTGGCTGCATCCGCACAAAACATGGTGGAATCCGCCAAAAAACAGATACAGACATTGAGCCTGACAGACAGCGAATCTTTAAAGGTTAAATCGCTGTATCCCGATTGGGCGGAATTCATAGATGAATCCTTATCCAAGGGAATGAAGGTTAATTACAAGGAACACCTGTATAAGGTCCGGCAAGATATCCCTATGGTTTTGGAAAGCCAATATCCCGGCATGGCTACGGCAGCACTCTACGAAGTGGTTGTAGAGACCGCATCAGGCACCAAGGATGACCCGATACCCTATACACCTCCTATGGAGTTATTCGAGGGCAAGTACTATACTCAGAATGACGTATTGTATATCTGCACAAGGGACAGCGGTCAGGCATTGACCCATGACTTAAGCAGCTTGGTAGGGTTGTATGTTAATGTTGCAAGCTTATGAAAACCATAATTTATTGTGTCATATTGCTGACGTTGGCAATATGCTCATCATGCCGGAGTGTAAAGTATGTGCCTGTTGAAACTGTACGTGTAGACAGTTTGTATCTCACCATCCACGAGAGAGATTCAATCCACATTAAGGATTCCATCTACATTCGCGAGAAGGGTGACACGGTATTCGTTGAGCGATGGCGCACGCAGTACAGGGATAGAGGAAGAACAGATACCTTATATGTTGACCGTGTGCGTGAAGTTCAAGTTCCTTACCCGGTAGAAAAAGAGCTAACATGGTGGCAGGAAGTCAAGATTAATTTTGGTGATTTTTCTTTAGGTATTATCTTTGTATTGCTGTTTATTATTTGGATGATAAAGAAGAAAGGAGGTTCAAAATGAAATAGGACACTATACCGAGGATTATCCTCACAACGCTACGAGTAGAAGCGTAGTAATAACAAAAGCAGTTCTTTTACGGCTTAGAATGAAAAGAAAGCCGTCCTCCTTAATGATTGACAGTCGACAGGAGATGAACACCCAAGGCATTGTTTACGGCTTTCTTAAGTTGTAACAAGGTTTTGGGTGTTTTGTTTTCCAATCTTAAAAAAAGTATCGATGAGAATAGAGGAATTATATCAGGATGTCATAATTACGGTATGTGATGTTACAGGCATTGATGAGGCTGACATATTGCATAGCAACCGCGAAGAGTGTGCCGATGCCCGATACCTCCTTGTAATGGCGTTATCCAGGATGATGACCGATGAGGAAATTGGCAGGGTTATACACAGGACCAGGCAGGGTGTATCTTATATCCGTTCCAACAGGGCAAAATTAAGCAAGTGGATTGTGGCAAGCAATTGGCAAGTAATCAGCAAGTATATCGCAAGCAAGTATTTCATTTGCCGATGAATTATGGCTTTCTTTGCATGTAGCCCAATGAAGGGCTGCAATACAAAATACAAGTTTATGGAAGCAGAAGTGAAACAAGTAATCAAGGAAAAGGAGTATGTCCATGGCGAAGATCGTAAGGAATATGCTTCTAAGGGCGTGGGTAACGCAGCGTTGACTACCGGTATTATCGGTACGGCTCTGGGTGCAGCCGCATTATGGGGTCGCGGAGGTCGCATTTTTGGTGGTGGCGGTATGCCTGAGAACGTAAACATCAATACGGTCAGCGATGCCATTGCCGGACGTTCGGGTGTGGCTCCTACGGCATTCCAGGCGTGGGAGAAGGGATGTGAGGAAGCTTTGAGTTTGACCAATACCATTTGGGGGCTTAAAGTCAACACTCAGGAGCAGATGTACGCACATCGCGAGATAGATATTAACGAGAAATGGCAGCTCTACAAGTCACAGGTAGACGGTGACTTCGGAAATTACAAGGTTTCCCGTGATCTGTACGATAACATGAATGACAAGCTGAACACAGCTGCATTCGGCCTGTACAAGGGACAGCGTGACCTTTACGACACACTCAATGAGCGTTACTCCGCCAAGTTCTGTGAGTTGGACAAGAAGGTATACGGAATGGAGGTTGCCAACCTGTACCAGAACAAGATCATTCAAATGGGCATGGATAGCGTCCTGAAGGAAAGCATGTGCTATACGGACCGCAAGACATGCCGTGCAATCTATGGTGTGGTGGGTTTGCCTTCAACCCCGACAGTCAGCGTACTGGAAGGGGCGAATCCTTACGGATGCAACTGCCGCCCGCAGTCAACCGCACCAAGCGCGTAAGACGTAAGAAACGTTAGTGGTAAGTCCCTTCGGGGGCATACCACTTTCTTTATTAACACACTGACAAAAAAATAATGAATATGTTTGAAAATGACCCTCTACTTACATCCGGGCGTAACCTGGAACAGTTGGCGCAGGAAAACGAGATGTACCAGCAGAAGTTGCAGGCTTTGCAGCAGTTTCCCAAGACGCAGCCCGTACAGCATACCGCAACTCCTGTTTGGGATGAGATAGACCGTATTGTCTCATCTCTCAACGATCAGGAGCGCGGCATTCTGAGTAACAACAAGGAATATTACGATAACAGCATGGCTATACAGGAGATGGTTAATGCCGAACTGCTTCTGCTGGTCAAGGGCAGGATAGAGGCGTCTGCCGAAGGTAAGGCCATATTGGAGCAGCAGCTATCATTCGTAAGGCGGACATCGAAAACAGCCAAGGAAGAGACCGCCAGGCGTGATGCTCTGTTCAGGGAGTACGTGACGGAACATAGTGATATGACATGGCAGGAGTTTATCGACTGGAAGAATGGAAAACCTCAATCTAAATCGAAAAAATGATGGAAGCAAAGAAAAGTTTAACAGAGATTAAGGACAAGATGGCGGATTCGCTGTTGTTGTGGATTGATGACAGGATTGACACGCTGGTTGAGGCTAACCCGAAGCTGAAAGTCGCTTCGGTGTACCTGAAAAGGGGTGCAAAAAACTATATCGCCAAAGAAAGAGACAACCTGAATACAATGATTGACAACGCCTCTTTGTTTTTGTGCGATGAAAACGGCAACATTGATGCGGATATGCTGTTTAATGACCTCATAGTAATGTTTCGCGAGATGGATGAGATGCCGTTCGGGAAAGGTTTTATCCGTGGAACTATAGGTAAGGGGAATATCCGCATCGCGCTTCCCGATAATCCGGTATCGAATATCCTGTTTGGCAATACAGGGGCTATCAGGATAACAGATGCCGATCTGATAGAGCTTAAGAAGCTGATGATGGAATGACATATTGAAAGCAAAAATAAACGTTTGCTGTGACAATTTGATATACCAAAAGACTTCTTTTTGCCTATCAAAAAGACACAAGTGTCCAGAGAAAACAAAACAGATTGATAATATATAATATTAACGACATGGAATATAAGGATATGATTAGGGATGCCAAGGCTAACGGTGTAGCTTCCGACAAGGCAATGTGGCAGAGCGTGGACACATTGAGTGATATGCTGTGTATTCTCAGGGATGAGCATCCGGACGAATACTGGCGGTTTATGCGCAAGCAGCACTCCATACTGTACGGCAACCACTACGACAGGAATTTTGCCGAAATGGATGTAGAGGGTATACGTTATACAGGACCGTCCGGCGAGAAGAGAACCGGTGCCCATTGGACTGCCGATCAGATAGAGGAAGCTGCAAGGGGCATGTCTTTCCCATCGGGTACAACCAAGTGGGATAAGTATGTCGCGTTTAACTCATTTTATGCCGATATGTGTATGGTCTGTGATGATGCTCAGATCCTCAAGGGTGCCCATAGGTTTTACTTTGCCGACGAAGATGCTCCGCAAGGCAAGATATGGGTGTATATGGCTGCAATGTATGACGCCAGGAAGTAGGTGTAGGCATTCTAAATGTTAAAAAAACGCAGTTCTTGTGAATTTTCTTACTGTAATATTTTGCAGTAAGAAAATAAACGCTTATCTTTGCATCATCAAAATAACAATAGAACCGGCGGCAACGGATAAGCGGCATTAAGATTATGAACTCATACAATATCTACGAAGAGAATCATTATGAAACTGTACTTTATCACGCAATTGCGCGTGACGAAGATCATGTAAGAGAACTGGCAGAAGAAGCGGGTATTAATCTTGAAGGGTTGGCTATCGACTTGGAGCGTTCTAACGTTAAGGACCAGATGGGAAGACCATACAGTGCAATGATTGAAGATGCAGTTGTAAGATGA